ACTGGGTTTTGTCCCCAACAATGCATATCAATAGATGTTTCAGAAAGAACGAATGTTCCGGCATCAGAGACACCAGAGTTATCCTTGTGAGATCCGGATTCAGCAAGAGAAGCAAGAACAGAAGCAGAAAGTCCAGAACTGTTAATTGGAACTTCATTTCCTCCCAAGTTACTTTGATTGTAAGGGTTAGATGGTCCGTGCCAGTATCCAGTGAATCCATCTCCTGGGATATAATCAAGAGCTCCAGCATCTTGGAATAGACCACGAGCATCAATGTAAGCACGGGAATCAGCAGCAACAGATTGAGGACCTCCGAAAGCGTGGATAGCGTTTGGAAGAGCATCAATAGCATCTGTGTAATTGAAAGGTTGAGCACCTAGAACCTTGAAAAGAAGAGCATCACAAGTCAAAGAAGAACAGTAATCAACGTTTTGATCAGGTTGGACAACCCAGATTAGCTCCTTAACAGGGTGATTGAAGTTCAATTTAATTTTGTTACTGGAAGAACCGACAGATTCATCACCAGTGAATTGTAGTTGAGTAATCAAATATTCGTGAGGATTTTGGGCCATTCTGCGACGTTCATCAGTATCCAAGAAGACATAGTCAACATAAAGAGATGCAGCAACCAAAGATTGATTATAGGCAATGGTAGCAGGAACTGGACGTCCAACAGAGTATTGTCCAGAGGCACCAGTGTAAGGACTTGTGTTGCAGTTCAATGTAGTAACAGCCCATAGACATTCATCAATAGGACGGATATCAAGGTTGATTTTAACTTCGTGGTATTGAAGAGCAATCAAAGGAAGAGCCAAACCTGGGTTGGTACAGAACCAGAATTGAAGAGGAACATAAAGGGTTGTTTCTGGAAGAGCGTTTCTTGGAGCACAAACTTGACGAGGAGCCAAGGAGTCACAAGGAGATTCAACATCAGAGAAAGAAGGATCAGTGATAAAGGTAAGTTGAGTAGTGTTTCCAATCATTTTGAAGTATCCACGTTGTTGTTCAGCTGTGATTGTAAGTTGGTTCCAGATGTGCATCCAGTCACCGTATTGACGGTCGATTCTTTGACCACCAATTTCAACTTCAACTTGAGCAATAAGTTGTTCTCCAGGATAATCTAGCCAACGAGCATAGACACCAGTGTTTTGTCCAGTGGTGTAGTTTCCAAGACCCATAAGTTGGTTAATTTCTGGAAGTGTAACTTGAAGATAAGTGCGGTAAGCAAGATCACCGTTTCTGGAGATCACACATTGGACTCTGCGTCCAAAGTCAGCTTGACCATTGAATGTTTGTTCAATAGATTCAATAGCAAAGTTAGTATATCTGCGATAGGTAACTTTCCAAAAAGTAATTTGAGGATTACCAGTTAGGTAAACATCTTGAGCGCCGTAGGCTACGAGTTGCATTAATCCACCTCCCATTTTATACAATTGCTAAAGAAAAAAAAATCAGAATTTTTAATTTAATTCAATTTAATTTAATTCAATTCAATTCAATTGAATTAAAAATATTTTAATTGAAAGTAATTTTAATTATGAAAAAACTTTATTTAAATCTAAGTTGGTCTTCATAAATTTTAATAAGTAAGAATCTTCTAGCACTTCTTTTTTACCTTCGTGATTTTTAGTAAAAACATATGCGTTGTTTCTTTTTTTTATACTCCATCCCTGCTCTATTGAATTGTATAATAACAACATTTTTTGAAATTTTATAGCGTCAACCTTTAAATTATCATTCTCTAAATCTTTTAAGGAATCTAAATTTATTTTTATATCCATTACTATTATTATTAATAATTATATTTAAGAAAACAATTAAATTTATTTAACTTGTATTGTATAATTTTCACATTTTATTATAACATTACTATCTTATTATTATTTACACTTTTGTAAAATATATTTTATTTATATTATTAATTAAATAAATAATTTAATTATAATTAAAGATCAAATGCCAAGTTTCAAACCAAAAACTAATAAAAAAATTAAATTTAATAAAAAAACCTCTATTACACTCGATACTAAACATAAGGAGTTTTTAAATGAATTTTCTAAAGATGAAAATTGTAATATTCCAGCTTTGAAAATAGAAAGACAACTATTAAAAGAGAAAAAAGAAACTGAAAAGGAGTCATTAACAATCGAACAATTATTAGATATTAATGATAATATCAATAAAATTAGTGAAAAAATTAGAGAATTTAAAATGAAAAAAAAAGAATACTTTTTAGATAATTCTAAATGTATATTCGAATACTTTGAAAATAAAAAGAATATTTCTATAGGAAATACTTGTTCTAATAACGAAATTTCTAATAAAAATAAAATATTAAATTCTTTTTTTAAAATCACGCCTGAAAATGACAACGTTGAGAAAAATCAAACCAATAATAATATTGTTCAACAATATCTTAGCAATATTGATGATACCTTTCTGGATATTAATCAATTTGTTTGTCAAATTGATATTTGTAGTGTATGCAATAAAGGGGAACTAATTCCTCTTGAGGATGAAGGAATTATGGTATGCAATAATTGTTCTAGAAGTATACAGTATCTTATTGAAAATGAGAAACCATCTTATAAAGAACCACCAAAAGAAGTATGCTTCTATGCTTATAAAAGAATTAATCATTTTAAAGAAATACTCGCTCAATTTCAAGGTAAAGAAACCACACAAATACCTTATGAGGTTATTGAAAATATTAAACTACAAATTAAAAAAGAGAGAATTGACTTATCTATTATCACAAATATCAAAACTAAAGAAATACTTAAAAAACTTGGATATAATAAATATTATGAGCATATACCGTTTATTAAAGATAAATTAGGCATTAAACCACCTATTATGGCACCAGAATTGGAAGAAACACTTTGTAACCTTTTTATCGAGCTACAGTCACCATATTCGAAATATTGTCCGGATGATAGAGTTAATTTTTTGAATTATTATTATACTGCTTATAAATTATGTGAATTGCTAGGAGAAGAAAAATATTTACCTTTCTTTCCCATGCTCAAGGACCGCGAAAAAAGAATAGAACAAGACGTAATATGGAAGAAGATTTGTGAAGAACTCGATTGGGAATTTATGCCTACAATCTAAATTTTTTCATCATTATTAGTAAATTCACCAAAAATTTTATTAACACCTTTGACACGTGCTTCAAGTGCATCTTCAATTTTAATTTAATGGCTTATATGGAAACAAAGTGAGTAAGTTTGTATTATAAATAGATAAATTTGGGTCGTAATTATTTGCACCAACACCTCGTCCATAATAGTTACCACCTTTTCTAATACGTCGACTTGATTTGTGTGATTTACTTTTTGAGCGTTTCTTGTTTGTTTTACGGCGTTTTTTCCCACCCATAGAACTACTAGATACGCTTGTATTCTGAGAAGCGATATTGCTTGTATTTAAATCGGAATCGTGTAATGAAGCCATAAATGAAGAGTCATTGAATGATGAGTTATCTAAATTTAACCCAGAAATACTTTCTTGGGACGTATTGTTTGAATCTGGATAGTCATACATAAAATCATCATTATGTTCATCTTCATTATCATTTGATATTTGTGAAATATCATTTTCGTTTATATTATCATTATAAGCTTGATGTACACTCTCCATAATTTCTGCAGGTGTAAATAAAGAACCTGTTTCTGGGTTAATTTGTTGCAATGATTGCCTTATTAAATTAATATTAGGTGAGACTGTAGATAGGAATTCGATATCTTCATTTGTAAATCCTAATGATAATAATTCATTCACATCAGAAGTATTAAATTCACCACCAATCATCTTTTTTTTATAGGTTTTACGTCTGTTTCTTTTATGTTTTCTACGACTATTTTTTACCATAATATATTAGTATTAGATTAATATATTATGTTATTTTGGCTATACTGATTAAAACCCACCTGGGAATTTAACCAAGTTAGCACCAATACCAAATCCAGCACCGGAGCGTGCAGTTACACCCATACTTGGTACATATGTATCAAGAATACTAAAAGTAGCAGCGGCAGTTAGAGCAATCAAAACAATCTCCTCAATATTTAAGGAACGTTTAGGAATGGCATAAGCAGCAATAGCTACCATTAAACCTTCAACCAGGTACTTAATGATTCTCTTGACAAGTTCAGCAACGTTAATCAAACCGTTCATTATATTAAATAAAAAGAAAAAAATATATATAATAAGATAAAAAACTTAAAATTAAATAAATTAATTAATTAAATGGATAGTTCTAAAGAAAAGCATACCAAAAAAAATAGTTTTGAAAGTAAACAAATTAATGGTAAAAATAATCCTAAATATGTTGACTTACTTGAAGAAGATAAACCTATTGCAGGACAAAAGTTTGTATGTGTATCTTTTGTATCCCCAGAAAAAATTATTAAACAGAAAAATATATTCTTGTTTGAAGAGTTCCTAAAGAAATGGGAATGGAATAAATCAATGGAAAAATTTGTACAATTTCTGAATTTTATTTCATATAAATATAACCTTACTTTTGATGATTTATCGAATGATTTTAAAGAGTTTGTTAAAGAGGAAAAAGAAGCTTTAGTGAAAACAAATATGGAAGATGAATATAAAACTTTTCTTGATAATAATGAAGAAGAATTAGATAAGGATTTTAGTAGGATTTATAATTTTCAAACTTATACACGTGGGATAAAAATTCGTGGTTCATATCCAACAATGGAAGAAGCAGAATTAAGATGTAAAATGTTAAGAGAAATAGATCCAAATCACGATATTATGGTAGGACCAGTTGGTCTTTGGATGCCGTGGGACCCAGAGGCATATAAAACTGGACGTGTGGAATATATGGAAGAAGAATTGAATCAATTAATGTTTGAGAAACATAAAAATGAAAATAATGCTAAAAATGCATTCGACCAGCGAGTAAAAGAATCAAAACAAAAAGCTATTGAGGAAAATATAAAGAATGCAGAAAAATCTGGAAACACATTAACACAGTCTATTGATGAAGAAGGTAATTTAATTGGTGTCAATAATATTAATACACAGGAAAAAACTTTAAAAGATCAAGATAATATTTCTAGTGCAGATATATGTACTGAATTATTTGAAGGAGATAATATTGTTGTAGGAAAGTCCGACTATGGACAAAGTGAATTAATAAGCGGACCTTTTGCAAATAAAAATAAAAAATAAAATGTCCAATAACAACTAACAATAATAAAAATTAATAATATAAAAAATATTTTATATTATTAACAATAATGACGCATAATATTGATAAAATTATTTATATTAATTTGAATAAACGTGAAGATAGAAAAATATCAATAGAAAATGAATTAGATAATTACGGATTTAAAAATTATGAACGTTTTGAAGCTATAGAAACACTAGGAATGGGTTTTATCGGATGTGCTAATTCTCATTTATCCGTTTTAAAAATTGCAAAAGAGAGAAATTACAAAAATATTTTAATATTAGAAGATGATTTTGTTTTTTCAGTAAATAAAACCAAATTAGATATTTTACTAGATGATTTTTTCAAAATAAATATACCATATGATGTATGTATGTTATCTTATAATATGATACAAAATAAACCAACTGAATATAGTATAATAAATCAAGTGATTGAAGCCCAAGCTGCATCTGGTTATCTTGTAAATAATCATTATTATGACACTTTAATAAATTTGTACGAAGAATCTTTTCCATTGTTACAAATAACAAAACAACATTGGATATATGCAAATGACCAAATATGGAAACAATTACAAAAAAAAGATAATTGGTATTATTTTGTAGAGAGAATAGGTAAACAAATGGCAGGATATAGTGATAATGGTGAACAATATACTGACAACAATTGGTGATTTACCATTTATTTGTTTTTTTAACACTAATTTTAGGTCCAGCGCCTCGTTTTTTAACTGAATTTGGGTCATATTTTTCCTCTTCATCGTCATCATTCATACCTTTTGATAATTCCCAAAATTCTTTAGAACCTAGTCTAAATTCGTTATGATTATCAGCTTTATACCAAAACACTTGGTCGTGCAATTTATTTGATTTTGAATTATTATTAATTACAAGACATTCAAAATTTTCCGTACATTGGTCCATTACTTGACAAAAAGATTCAAATGTTGGAAACATTCCAGCATAATTTTCATATATTCTTCTTCTATTTGCTATATAGTTCTCTCTAAGTATAAAAACATAATCTATATTTGTACGTAAAGTTGGTGGTATACCTAGAGGATATTGCATTGTTATAATCAACATTACCTTCCAATGACGGCCATTCATAAAAAGTAACCGCATCATCTTATCACGCGCCCAAGTATTATCATATAAACAATCATCCAAAATTACAAATGCACGGGGATCTATGGTACTGCGTTTATATGTTTCCATTTCTTTTTTTATTTGTTTTAAAACAGTACGTTGACGTTTTAATATATTTTCAATAATTGCGGTATTATATTCATTATGAACAAATAATTTTGGGACCATTTTTCCATAAAATCCATTCCCTTCCTCTGTACCTGCTATTACAGTACCAATTGGAATATCTTGTTGATAATATAACAAATCCCTCACTAAAAAAGATTTACCTGTATCACGCTTTCCTATTAATACTACTACAGGACCCTTATTTTCATTTGGTTTGAAGCTTATACTCTTCATATCAAACTTTTTTAATTCTAAAGTCATTATTATTTAATATAGAAATAAAAATATATTATGTTGAACGAGAGAAATGTAAAATTATTAATTAATAATTATAAGTTAAAAACACATATAATTTATATATTAATTAGCTAATGATAAATGTTCATTATCAAAAAAGGAAAAACTCCGAACTTTTTGAAAGTTTAGAAAAGAGAGAGAATTTATTTCTCTCAAATATACAAAATTATATTCCCATTTATCAAAGATTTTTTACATTAAATGAAACTAATTACAATGGAATAAATTTAAATAATAAATTGTACATTTCTAATTTGTATGATGCAACTGAAGATAGAGAAGAAAATGAAAACTTATATTATTGTACTATTAAAAATATTAATAATAATAAATCGAAAGAAAAACCTGTTTTTTTTAAAATGGCACCATTATTGGATCCATATAAATTCTTAATAGGAAAATATAATATTAATGACCCAAATATATTCAAATTACCTGATATATATTCAAATGAAAATAATACTAATCCTAAATTTATTGATGTTAACAACAGTGCATATGTTGACGGATTATTTCTATTTTTAACAAGTCAATTAATACACCATAATAACTTTATTAATGGAGTAGATTATTATGGATCATTTTTAGCAATTAAAAATGATTATAAAATAAATATATTTGATGACATTGATTATTTAACTAATTCAGAGTTTTTTAATAAAAATAAAAATGTATTATTTACTGTAGACGACTATCAATATTTATTTCAAGAAGAAAACCAAAAATTAAAACCTATTATAATTCAACACGACTCTAGTATGAGGTCAAAAATGTCTGTTGATTCAATAAATAATGATATATTTGATGATATATTTGATGATATTATTATTGAAAATTCTAATGTACACAACTTATCTGAATTACCAGAATTAATGGATATAAATAATATGAATGAATTAACTGAAGTATCAGAAATCCATAATGGTAGGGATGAAAATGAAAATAAAGTTACATTAAAATCTAATTCCACTTGTTCTTCTAGGTCGTCACATACCTCTGACGGAGAATTGGATGGAAACTGTAACTTTTGTGATGAAGAAATAAAGGAAGAGGAAGACGACGAGGAAGAAGAGGAAGACGACGACGACGTAAATTATGAAAAAAGTTCGGACGATGAATCTTCTTATGAAGAGGAAAGAGTAAATGCAATAATACCAAAATTTCCAGTTCAAGTTATATGTATGGAATATTGTGAAAATACCTTTGATGATTTAATATTAAAAAATGACTTAAGACCAGAAGAATGGTACTCTGCTTTTATGCAAATTATTATGATTCTTATTACTTATCAAAAATCATTTGCTTTTACACACAATGACCTTCATACTAATAATGTAATGTATAATCATACCGATAAAAAATTTATATATTATTGTTATAAGAAAAAATATTATAAAGTACCAACATATGGACGCATTTTTAAGATAATAGACTTTGGTAGAAGCATTTATAAATTTAATGGTATATTATTTTGCAGCGACAGTTTTCAAAATGGTGGAGATGCTTCATCCCAATATAATAGTGAACCTTATTTCAATGATAAAAAACCACGTTTAGAACCCAACTATAGTTTTGACTTATGCCGTTTAGCTTGTTCTATATTTGATTATGTTATTGAAGATTTTGATGATATTAAAAATTTAAGTAAGTGTAGTGATCCGATTAAACGCTTAATTGTCGAATGGTGTTTAGACGACAAAGGTATAAATATGTTGTATAAAAATAATGGTGCAGATAGGTACCCAGATTTTAAATTATATAAAATGATAGCCAGATGTGTACATAATCATACCCCACAAGCACAATTGGAACGACCTGAATTCAATTCCTTTTCTAAATTTAAAGGTGAAATTCCAAATGATGTCATTGATATTGACGCAATACCTTCTTATATTTAGGTTTAGTTTTACACGTAGAAAATAATCATATAATTCTTATACTAATTATACTAAGGTTCACAAATGATTCATAATAATAAATATATTTATATATTATGAATTCTTACGGTTTTATTATAACGCGACACGTAAATTCAGAAAAAACAAATAAATATTGGAATCATTGTGTTAAATGCTTACGAACTTTATATCCGTATAGAAAAATTGTTATTATCGATGATAATAGCAATCCAGATTTTTTGAAAGCAGAATTTAATTATAAAAATATTGAAATTATAAATTCTGAATTTAAAGGTAGAGGTGAATTATTACCCTATTATTATTATTTAAAAACTAAATTTTTTGATAATGCAATAATAATCCACGATAGTATATTTTTTCATAAACGGATTAATTTTGATACATTATTAGGAAACAAAGTATTACCATTATGGTTTTTTTATCCAGATAAGGAGAATATTGATAATACTATACGCATTTCCAGAAGTCTAAAAAATTCGTTTAATATACAGAATAAGGTTGCCTTGAACGATTTAGTTATAGGTATGAACCATAATAAATGGTTTGGATGTTTTGGTGTACAAAGTTTTATAAACCACGATTTTTTAACATTAATTCAAAAAAAATATAATATTACTAATATGATTTCTACTGTAACTTGTAGATTAGATAGATGTTGTTTAGAGAGAATATTAGGATGTATATTTTATACAGAAAGTCCTGAAATTATCGGCAAGAAATCATTATTAGGAAATATTATGAAATATCATAGATGGGGGTATACATATGATGAATATGAAAATGATTTTAAAACAAATAAAGTACCCAAAGTTGTAGTTAAAGTTTGGACTGGTCGTTAAAATCCAGGGTTATCTGTAAAAACAGGCGTGTTAATAATAGTACCACTACCATTTTGAATTACCGGTTTTAGTTGTTCTAAAATAAAATAACCAGCAACTACACTTAAATAAACTAAAAGTGCATCTCTAATGAGTAATTTTAAAGGTTTACTTTCTTTATCAATAAATCTCATTTCTATAAATTTAATAACAAGAAAAACTATGGCAATAATTAGTGCAATCATAAATATATTTACCATTTAAATTACTTAATCATATTCTTATAACAGATTTAACGCAACTATTCTAAAATTTCAATATCATCAATAATCAAATCAGGAAGTAAATCTATTTTAGGTTCATCAATATTGTGAACATCTATAGAATCTAATTCAAAAGAATTTTCTGAAATTTTTATTCTATTTTCTCCTTCTGATTCCATTCTTCTTTGATGTGCTCTCATTTCACTAATTTCCTCTAATCGTTCAATTGATTTTGGTGCAGTTATTGACGTCATTTGACCATCCACATTTGAAACATAATCTATGTCATTAAAGCTTAGTTTTACATTTTCACTTGATTTCTGTTCCGATACACTACCATTATCACTATTATTTGTTAAGGTACTATTATTGTTATTTTGTAAATCGTTATTTTTAACTGGTTCATCTATAATTTCTTCTTTTATTTCCTCTACTACATCTTCTTCCACAGTTTCGTCCATATAAGCCTTTAAAATCGCTTCTACTGGGATACTCTCTCTTAATGTGTTTAATATACATTCTTGTACAATAATTTCTAACTCTCGATTATGCTTTTGAATTTGAAGTGGAGATATATTGATTTCAAATAAATATACATTTTTATAAATCTTTCTTGCAACATTAATATAAGCTTTATGAATAAAATCATCTAATTTTGGCACATTCACATCTATTTTTTTTTGTTTTTGTCCAACCCGCATTGTTGTCAAAATTTTTAATTGTATTATATGTACACAAGTAACTAAATCTTCTAAATAATTACAACCAGATTTTTCACAAATTCTTTTTCGTTCAACTTCAATAATGGTTGCATTCCATTTTGGTATCCTTGAAATAAAATTTTGGAATGTCATTAAATATTTATCCATCTCTCCATTTTCTTTGCATAATTTTATAGCTTCCTCTAAAATAGATTTATAACCATCAATTATCAAAGGAGTTAGTATAGTTACTAATCTTGCAGACCATTCATTACGAGACTCGTGTAGTGAACTAACATTAAAATCATCCATTTACATAAAACTTATATTTTCTAAAGACATTTCTGAACTCAAAAAGATAAAATTTACAATAAATAACATTAATATTTTTTCATTTCTAAATTCTTTTCTTACTCTGTTAAAACATAATAACAACTCAAACCGTTTTTCTTGTGTTATGGTTGCCTCCAAAAACTTGGGGTTTTCTAAAAGATTTAATATATCTAAACCACTATATCCCTTTTCATATAACTTTGCACATAAATTCATAAGGGTCTCTAAATTATTTTTTTTGTTTATACTACGTAATAGTTCCTTTTTTAACCATTCTAATCTAGTAATTTTTATTTCTTTCATTTTAAATACTTCATTTAAATTATATTTGTATAAATTAATTATGTTGCCGTTTACAATCGGTTCAGGAACATATATTTCACAAAAACGTGATAATATCGGTTTCATTAAATTATATTTATCTTCTGCAATGATAAAAAATCGTGTATTGTGACTAAATAACTCAATACATCTTCGCAATGCTGATTGAGCATCCATTGTTAATTTATCTGCATTTAATAGAACTATACTTTTAAAAATATTTCCACCATTTGAATTAATATGTGTTTTTGCAAAGAATTTAAGTTCTTCTCTTATGAATTTAATACCTTTTCCGTGTGAGCAATTTACATACATCACAAAATTTTTTATTCTATCTCTTTCGTTATTATATATTTTGTGAATAAATTCGTGTACAATAGTTCTTTTACCACTACCAGATGGCCCGTGAAAAATAATATTTGGTATTTTATGGATTGTATAAAAATAGTCTAACTTATCTTTTATATTTTCGTGTATATTTAATAGCATTTAAATTGTTACTATAATTTAAAAAGTGTTTTTATATTTTAATATAACGTATTTAATAAAATATAAAATAATTACTTATGTTTTTCTTTTTATATAATTAACCAATGACTTATAATATAAATCATAAGATAAATTTGGTAGTAATTTGTCTTTCGGGATTGTAATGGAACATCCACCACTATCTAATAGAGAAACATCGAAATTTATTATTTTTCGGTCGAGAGCTTTATGTATTATTTTCTCTACTTCTATTTCTTTGCCATAATTAACGTGCAAATGTAAAGCAAATTTTGAATATGGTATACCAAAATAAAAACATGTATCTACAATATACTCAAAATCATCGCATGTTAATGTTCCACACGTATCAGATAAACATAATATATCCACTTTTTTTCGATTTAATTGTAATAATCTATGAACTATAAAATCATTATCTATAATACCTTCAAATGGACAATAGTTTACACAAGAAATATATAATTTAATCTTTGCATCATTACATCTTTCTGTATTAATGTCTAATAACGTAATCATATTATCAATATCTTTATCACCTTCTTCTAATGTCATTTTTGTATTTTTAAAATGAAAACTATTCGACATCGAGGTAATAAATGAAAAATTATGAATTAAATAATTATTTATTATTTTCTGCATTTGACGTTGGTTTGGAACTAATAAAAAAAAATCAATTGGTTCCCTCTTGTTTTCTAGTCTTTGTTGTTTTTCTACATATTTATGGAGATCGATACTATCTTTAAATATTGGCAATAATTTCTCTGATACAATGGAACCAATTTCCATATATTTCGGTTTATGATCACAAATGATACTATGATATAAATCTTTTTTTTCTTCTAAAGTAAATACATTCTGTTGCGAAAGAGATAAACCCTGTAGTCCATCTCTTAAAGTTACATCAAATGGTTTCGGATTACCTAAATATTTATAAAATAATTCCCATTTTGGATGAGATTTATACCACTGCCTAAAATTATTGCCACATTTAGGATAGATATTATTTAACATTTAAATAAAATTAATTAATAATCTTTAATTCATTTTAACAAACATTTATTATTTACGGTGCTCTATTTTTACAACCTTTAAATGGACCGAAAGCGTAACAATCTTGATAATCCCATTGTCCAGTTGTAGGATTATATCTTCTTGCACCCTCCGTTTTACTGTAGCCAAAATTTCCTATTCCGAAACCAGTTGTTGAAAGAAAACCGCCTTTTTTACCCTTCCTAGTTCCCTTCCTTCTTAAAGTTTTTCTATTTTTTTTGCTGGTTTTATTGTTTTTACCATATTTATTTCTTCTAGTTTTAACCATTAAAATATGATTATATTTTATTTTTTATTTAATGAATTGAAAGAAAGATTTGGCGTTTTTACTAAAAATCTACGCAGTATTTAATCTCGATATAAGAGTAAATTTTACGATATGTATTAACAAATTTACTCATTTAACGATTGTAGAATTTACACGCCTTGAGATAGTCAACTCTTGTTAATTTTTTATCCTATTATAAATATTTATAATAAATAAAATATTATAATATTTTATATGATTAGATTTTCAAAAAAAAAATATAGAAATAAAAATAAAAATTTTAAAACGAGAAAAAATGGTAGTAGAAGATATAAAACAAGAAGAAATAAAAAAGGAGGATTATTATGGAATCCAAGTATGACTGTAGCAGGAGTTAATTTGTCTAGTAGTAGAGGTGAAAAACAATATAATTGGAAAACAGGCAAGTGGGATGAATATGTATGTTATGGTGTAGGACCTTTAAAAGGTTGTCAATTAATTCCTGCAAAATAAAAAATTTACACATCTTCTCATTTGAAACACAGATTATTCTATTTTAAAAATCTTAGTTGATATCGTA